GTAAACCCGACAGAAACAACACACACTATTTCCATAGTATCGAGATATGACTTGACTAAGTATACAGATGAATTATTAGCATTTGTAGACAGGGTAAAAGTTGATGGTGGTACTACTGAGAGTTTAGATTGTTTAGATGGTAGCACTATTCTTATTTTTAGTATAAAAGATTCTTTCAAAGGGGAATCTACTGATATTGAAAACACATTCATTATAGAAAATGGAAAATTATCTATTACATTTGATTATGACTTTAGAGTTGAAGGAAGATACGAAATAACTATTTCTAATGAAGAAAATACTGAGGTTGCATACAGAGGAATCATATTGGCTACTACGCAAGAAACTCAGGATTACAAATTAACGAATGACAAATTTTATTACTAAGATATGGATATTAAATTAATAACACTCTCAAGCTATACGAGACCTGATGTATATGAAATGAAGTCTCAGAATTGGGTACTTAATGGTAAGGATAATGATTTTTATGATTACATTATCAAAAGAAATAATGGTTCTCCAACTAACTCTTCTATAAACAAGTCTTATTCAACTCTTGCTTATGGTAAAGGTTTAGGTTTTCTTAATAAAATTAGCGATAAAGTTGTTAATGATTGGGCTATGTTACAGTCTATTCTAAGACCTCGTGATTTAAAAGGTATGGTTCAGGATGCTCAGGTATTTGGTGAGTTTTCATTTCAAGTTATAAAGAACAGAGATGGTAGCTTGAATTCTTTAGTTCATTTACCTAAGCAAATGGTAGTTCCATCTATAGAGAATGATGAAGGAGAGATTGAATCTTATTGGTATTCAAGAAAGTGGAGTGATAGAAGAAAAGAAAAGTATTTTCCTCAGAACTTCCCTGCATTTGGATTGAATAACACAAGAGAAACTGAGATATATGTAGCTAAAGAATATAAGGCAGGTAACGAATACTTCGGAACACCTGACTATATGGCGGGATTACAGTATGCTCAGATGGAAGAAGAGATTTCTAATATGGCTGTATCTTCTATACAAAACGGATTATCAGCGGGTTACATTATTAACATACCTAATGGAGATAATTATTCTGATGAAGAAAAAGCTGCGTTTGAAACACAAGTTAAAAAGAAACTAACATCTTCATCTAATGCAAGTAATTTTATCATATCATTTAACGGACAAGACGTAGAGATTACAGTTACACCTTTCCCTGTTAATGCTAACATACACAAACAATGGGATTTCTTAACTTTAGAGGCTAAGAATCAGATTATGACTGCTCATAGAGTTATATCCCCATCACTTGTAGGTTTATCTTCATCTACAGGGTTCGCTAATGAAGCTGATATGATGGATATGTCAGAGAAACAATTAATGAAAAGAGTTATTGCACCTAAGCAAGAATTTGTATTAGAAGCCGTTGAAGAAGTATTAACTCAATTTGATATAAACTTAGATTTGATTTTTAAGCCTATTACACAAGAGGAAGAGATGGTAAAGGAAGAAATAGACTCTGAAAAAGATAAAGTGCAGGAAAACGCTTCTAAAGAGGTTTTAGAGGTAGAAGAAACAAACTTAAATAAATTATAATGGCAGAATTCTTATTTATAACACCACAAGAATTAAAATCAACTACTATCTTAGGAGGTAATGTTGACCAAGACAAATTCTTATTCTCAATAGCTAATGTTCAGATAGTAACAATACAAAGGTTATTAGGAACGGAATTATACGATGTAATTCTTGAAGGTGCTGAGAATGACTCTTTGACGGGTGATTATCTGACTATTTACGATAAATTTGTTAAACCAATTACAAAGAATCAAGCTTTAGCGGAATATATCAAAATATCATCTTATATGATAGCAAATGGAGGTGCTTTTAAGCATTCTCCTGAGAATTCTGAACTAATGACTACAGAAGAGATAAATACGTTAGCAGATACTTATTCGGGTATGGCTGACACATATATCGGTAGATTTGAGAAGTGGTTATGCCACAATACTGTTCCTGAGTATAAAATGTATCAAGATGAGGTAAATGCGTCTAAAACAATAACAAATAGAAGTGGATGGTTCTTCGGAAAGCCATCAAACAGAGTACAAGCAAGAATATTTAATGAAGGAGATGATGATTGGAGCGAATACTCATACAAAAATAGATAATAGATATGGCTGAGCAAATAACTTGTAAAATAACAAAAGCTGTAGGCAGGTCTTGTAATAATAGACAGGGTGGTATAGATAAGCTATACCTATTCGCTTACGTGAAGTATTCTAAGAGTTTAAACTTAGTTCAAGACCAAAAGGTTGTGACATTTCCATTAACTGATGCTTTTCTTTATGAGGCTGAAAATATATCATTCTCAGAGTCTACTTCAGTTAAAAATGGTGGTATTGAGTGGAGTCAAGACTTAAATTTCACTATAACAGAGAGTAATGACCTTTCTGAGGTTTATAAGTTGGCTAATCAAGACTATAGTGCGGTTATATTGGATAGAAATGGTAATTATAGGTTTATTGGGATGAGAAATGGAGGAGAAGTTACTGTTAAATCAACAAGTGGAGTCTCTAAGAGCGATATGAATGGATATACAATATCTTTAAAAGCTAAAGAGGATAATCAAGCGTATTATGTACCTGATTTTGAAACTTTATTCAACGTTATACTTCCTACAGAATTTGAAACACCTTCTAATCCTGAGAATTTATCTTACTCTAATTTCTATGGTG